AAAAACGGGACTCGTATAGTAGCTGTTGGTACAGGTCAAAGAGTTCGTGGATTTATTGAAGGTGATACTAGACCTAATGTCATTATTGTAGATGACTTTGAGTCTGAGTTAAATGCTTTTACTCCAGAAGCTAGGACTAAAAATAGAAAATGGATGACAGAAGCAGTAATACCTTCTCTTTCTGACGAAGGAAGAATAGTTATGATTGGTACTGTTATTTCTGAAGATTGTTTCTTATATTGGGCAAAAGATAGTCCTGCTTGGAATACTCTATGGTATAGCATTTGGGATGATGATGAAAAAAGTATATGGCCCCAGAGGTTTCCTAAGAAGAGAATCCTAGAAATAAAAAGTGAATTTGAGAGTGTTGGTAATATAAATGGATTCTATCAAGAATACATGAATATTGCCCAGTCTCCTGATGATGCACCATTTAAACCTGACTATATACATCTACATCATTATGACTTTGAAAGAATAAAGAACCAACCTTGTTTAGTAAGGAGTATAGGAGATGAGAAAAAAATTATACCCGTTGAACTCTATACTGGAGTTGATCCTGCATCTAGTCTTAGTGCCCGTGCTGATTATTTTGTTATTGCTACCATCGCTATTGATGCTGATAATAATAAGTACATTGTTGACATCTTTAGGAAAAGGCTCGATCCTGCACAACAACCTCAAAAAATTATTGATATTTATCAAAGATATCTTCCAAAAAGAATGAAGATAGAAACAGTTGCCTATCAAGAAGCTTTAAGAAGTGCAACTAGAGCTATTATGCTTGAAAAAAACCTATACATTCCTGGATTAGAAAAAGGTGTAAAGCCAAGAAATAGAAAAAGCGAAAGGCTTTTATCATTAGTTCCTGCATTTGCTAAAGGAGAATTTTTCTTTAGGACTCAAGACTTAACAGCACAGCAAGAGTTCTTATCTTATCCTAGAGGTAAGAATGATGATATAATGGATGCAATATGGACTGCACTTGAAGGAGCAAAGGCTTGTAGAGTGAAAAAGAATGATTTTGACCCTAATGTAGAACTTGAGATAAAACGTAATAAAGTACTTGACTGGTTGACTATGTAGTTCGTAATATTAAATGATGGCTAATGAATTAAAATCTACTAAATCTAAGAAGAAAGTAGTTGAAGAGACACAAGACCTTTGGAAATCGTATTCGAAAAAGCGTGAGACTTGGGCTAGGCATGCTCAAGAAGACAAAGAGTTTAGGCTTGGAAAACAATGGACTTCTGATCAAAAGCGTATTCTTGAAGAGAGAGGACAGGCCGCTGTTGTCGTCAATAGAATACACCCAGCAGTTGAAGCTGCAAAAGCTTTAATAACTGCAAACAAACCTCAGTTTAGAGTATCCCCAAGAGAAGATAGCGATAATCAAGTAGCACAAGCTATGAATGGCTTACTTGAGTATGTTTGGCAAATATCAGAAGGTAACTCTGTAATGAGAAGGGTTGTAGATGATTACTATGTAACTGGGCTAGGTGCAGCTTTAGTCTATATAGACCCAATGATGGATATGGGTAAAGGAGAGGTTTGCATTCATGATGTAGACCCATTAGATATTTATATAGACCCTAATTCTAGACATCCATTAGCAGATGATGCAGAAAATATTATTATATCAAGACTATATACTAAAGAACAAGCTCAGTCTTTATATCCAATGTATAAGAAGGCAATAAAGAATGCAGCTTCAGAAAACTTTTTAACAGACAGACCTGTAACTGATAGAGAAGATAATGGTGAGACGACTTGGCCTGAATCTTCAGAAACGATGACTGTTGCTAATTTTGGTGATAGCGATGAGTACGTAAGAGGATACGAAAGATATTATCCTTTAATGATGGATTATTATAGAGTATTTGAAAAACCAACTGGATATGAAGATTTATTAGATGAAAAAGATTTTATAGAGTATTTACAGCAACCAGCTTGGGTTATTGATGGGAATGTTATATTAGAAGCTGAACAGGCACAAGCTATGATTCAGCAAATAGAGCAAGTTTACGAACAACAGCTAGCTCAAGGAAGAGAACAAGGTAATTTAGAGTTACCTCAAAAACCAGATGTTCAGCAAATTACATTTAAAGAGTTAGTAGAAAGTGGACAAATTGAAGTAGTTACAGTACCAACTAAAAGAATTAAGCAATGTGTAATTATGGGCGATAAGCTTTTATATTCTCGTATCCTCCCAATTGATAAATATCCTCTAGTGTTCTTTATGAACCAACATACTCGTACACCCTATCCAATGTCAGATGTTCGTATGGTAAAAAGTATGCAGGAATATATTAATAAAACGAGAAGTTTAATTATCGCCCATGCTACCACAAGCACAAACACAAAAATTTTAATACCATCAGGTTCGGTAGATATGAGGGAGTTTGAGCAGAAATGGGCTCAGCCTGGAGTAGCCATCGAGGTTGATTTTGATCAAGGGCAGCCAACACCCGTGATGCCAACTCCCCTACCGAATGAATTGTATCAAAATGAAAATACAGCTAAAAATGATATAGACCATCAACTTGGTTTATATGAGATGTCTCAAGGAAACTCTGCAGTAGCTCCACATACATATAAGGCAACAGTTGCTTTAGATGAATTTGGACAACGTAAAATGAAAAGTAAATTAGCTGATATTGAATCAGGCTTAACTAGGCTTGGACATGTTGTTATTCCAATAATGCAACAACTTTATACTACTCAAAAGATGGTAAGATTAATACAACCTAATAACTCTATGAGTGAGTATGTAGTAAATAAAAGATTATACGATGATAAAACTGGTGAAATAAAAGTATTAAATGATATTACCGTAGGTAAGTATGATGTAGTAGTCGTAACTGGCTCAACAATGCCAACAAATAGAATGGCACAACTAGAAATGTATATGGACGCTTACAAAAATGGAATTATTGATAAACAAGAAGTATTAAAGAAAACAGAAGTCTTTGATATGGAAGGCGTAATGCAGAGAACAGATTTGATTCAACAGTTACAGCAGCAGATACAACAAGCTACTGAAACAATAGAACAAATGCAAGGTGACTTGCAAACAAGAGAGCGTGAAGTATATCACGCTAAGATGAAAGCTGAAATCGAAAAAACAAAGTCTGATTTGAAGGCAACGACAAATAAGGCTAAAATGTCTGGCACTCTTTTTGAGAAACGCCTAGATGACGCTATGGGTGGAATAAAAAAAGAAGTAGCTAATGCTGCTTCGAAACAGGATTCACCTCCTTCAGGCCCTAAGAAGAAGCAATCCAAAAAATAGGAGAACATTATGGCAGAAATAGAACAAACAGATACCCCTCAGCTCGAAGTTCACAGCGTTGATACGGGAGCAGTAAATGAAGGTTCTGTAGTTGAAGATGTCATTTTTGGTGGAGAACAAGGTAGTGTCTCGGAAGCCTTTGACCAAGTTGAAGAAGCTATATCTCAACCTGAGAGCATAGAACAACAACCTGCAGAAGAACCTTCAGTTCAGCCCCAGGCTGAAAACGAGGAAGTTAGGTATCAATATTGGCAGTCTCAAGCTGATAAGTTGAAGAATGAACGTGATCAAATACAAGCTCAGTTTAATAACTTAGCTGTACAACAAACTCCTCAACAAGAACAGCCTGCTCAAGAGGTTGAACCTGAATTTCCTTCTCCCCCAGAGAAGCCAGAAAGACCTTATAATTTTTCAATGGATGAAGCGATGGCTGACCCAAATTCAGATAGTGCTAAATTTACTCGCTCAGAACAAGCTTGGCGAGATGAAATGGATGACTATAAAAACATGCAATTTGAGTATCAGATGGCAATGTTGCAAGACGAGCGAGAGCAAACTCAGCAACAACGTCAAGCTGATATACAGCGTCAACAAGCAGAACAACAGCAAGCTCAAGAAGTAACAAATATTCGTTCTCAGGTTATGGATCAATTTAAAGTTGACCAAAACACTGCAAATGATTTTGTTAGAGTAATGTCTGACCCAAGTTCAATAAGTCTTGATAATCTTTGGAAATTATATGCATCAGATAAAGGATTAAGTTCCCCTGAAACACCTGCTAACTCTCCTTCTGGAGAGTTTCAACAAGTGAAAAGGGCACAGCAAGTTCCAGCGTCTATGGGTGTCTTACCTTCTCAAAATAGACAAAACACGGGTTCGATTGAAGAAACTATTATGGACAGCATGATTGGTGACTATAATAAACAGAACCCATTTAATTAATTGGAAACAAACGGAGTAAATTATGGCAAACGTATTTAGTATCGGCTCAGGCGGATCAATGCAGTCATCTTCAGTTGATCATTCAAGACGAATGTTTAACTTTGGTGAAAAAGTTGCTGAACTCGCTCCTAAACAGTCTCCATTCTTCACATATTTGTCTAAAGTAGCGAAGAAGCCTACTGATGATCCTGTTTTTAAATTTTTAGAACAGCGTCACCAATGGCAACGACGAAACTTTAAAGTAAAAACAGCTAAAGTTACTGCTGCTTATTCAAGCGGTTGGAACGTAACTGATCTTATAGTTGACTGTCTTTATGATGAATATGGTAGAGTTGTAACTACAGCTACACAACCTAAGTTCTTATTGAACAATCAGATTGTGGCAGTTGGGTGTGAGTATGATGCAGATGGTAGTGATGGTAGTGATATTGGTGCAGTAGCTTATTATAAAATAAGTGCTAATCCAGATATTGCAACTAGTACTGCTCATACGCAGATTACTGCAACTTTTATCAAAGCAATGTATGTACCTACTAGTTCTAATTCTGGGCTTATAGCTCCAGCTAATGCTAGTAAGTTACGTATTGATGCTGCGAAATTAGGTCAAGTTGTTGGCTCAGCTTTTGCTGAGGGTTCAACTGATCCTGAAGGATGGAAAGACGAGTTCTATGATAGAGAAGGTTATTGTCAGATTTTTAAGACAGCAATTTCTTTATTTAGTGGAACTTCATTAGCAACACGCTATCGTGGTGTGTCTAATGAGTACAAGCGAGTATGGCAAGAAAAGTTAATGGAACACAAAATGGACTTAGAACACGCAATGTTGTTTGGTATAGGTTCAGATGATTCAACAGCAACAGGGCCAGTAAGACGCTCATGGGGTATTGTACCTTATACAGAAGCTTATGGTAAAATTAAGAATTTTACTTATGCTTCATCGTCTTATGATGACTTTATTGATGCAATGGAAGATGTGTTCTCACCTGAATCAGGAAATAGTGGTAACAAGCTAGTTCTTTGTTCTCGTAAAGTACTTTCTTACTTTAACAAACTTGGCGGAGAGTCTTTCTTAGGTAATACAATGGCACTTGGACACACTGCTACAAGTAGTGGTGGTTCAAATGGTTATGGCATGGACATACAGAACGTTAAAGGTTCTTTTGGACATAATGTAACTAAAGTAAATACTCTTTATGGGGATTTACATCTTGTCGAACAGCCTTTATTTAGAGG